AACGCTGGGCCTTAGAGCCAAAGACAATACCGTAGAAGCTCAGTATGCCCCTGCCATTATGGACAGCGGCTACGGCGCCGGTATGTATAGCTATAACACAGCCTTTGGTGCAGGCTACGGCGCCGGCATTATGGATCGCGCAACTGCGCTCCAGGTTGCATCGGTATCAAGATGCCGTAATTTAATTTGCGGAGTTATTTCCAGTATTGACTTAAAACTTTACAACAAGAAAACTAATAAAGAATTAGAAAGCCCACTATGGCTTGAACAGCCTGATATTCGCCAACCGCGTAGCGTAACTATTGCTTATACAGTTGATGCACTTCTATTTTACGGTACTGCTTATTGGCGCGTTACTTCACTATACGCAGACGATGGCCGCCCTAGCGGATTTGAGTTTATTCAAAATAACCGCGTTACCGTTACAACAAACCAATACGGTACAGAAGTAGAGCAGTACTCAATAAATGGTGAACCTGTACCTATGTCAGGTATTGGATCTTTAGTAACTTTTCAAAGTTTGTTGCCTGGAGTACTTGCAACCGGTGCGCGCACTTTTCAAGCAGCGTTAGATTTACAGAAAGCCGCCGCTGTATCAGCTGCTACACCAATGGCTACAACAGTCATTAAAAATAACGGCGCTGATCTTCCAGAGGCACAGATCCAAGGGATTTTATCTGCTTGGAAGGCCAGCCGTCAGGCGCGTAGTACTGCATATTTGACTAGCACTTTAGAAGCGCAAAATATCGGCTTTAGTCCAAAAGACATGATGTATAACGAGGCTTCACAGTATTTGGCTACTGAAATTGCGCGTTTAATGAACGTGCCCGCTTTTATGATTAGCGCGGATATGAATAACAGCATGACTTATCAAAACGTATTAGATAGCCGTAAAGAATATGTCGCTTATACGCTGCAACCGTTTTTAAGTGCAGTAGAAAATCGCTTATCTATGGATGACATAACACGCCACGGTAACGAGGTGCGATTTAATATAGATGAAAGTTTCTTACGCGCCGACACTATGACACGTTTAGCAGCGTTGGAAAAAATGTTACAACTGGGCCTAATTACAACTGAACAAGCAATAGAAGAAGAAGATTTAGCACCTAACTTGGGAGATAATATAAATGATATTGAACTTCGCTAGTTCTATAGAAGCCAGTAACTCAGAGACTAGAGTTATAGCTGGAAAAATTGCACCTTACGGTGAAGTGGGTAATACATCCGCCGGTAAAGTTGTATTTCAAGAAGGATCTATATCTGTACCTAATGTAGATCGTGTAAAACTTTTAATGTCTCACGATAATACAAAACCGATCGGTCGCATGACCGCTATGGAGTCAAACAGCCAAGGTTTATTTGCTAGTTTTAAAATCTCAAACTCAACACGCGGTACAGATGCAATTTTATTGGCGCAGGAGAAACTTATGGATGGCTTATCCGTTGGTGTTGAAGTAACAGCATCAAAGCCCCATAAAGACGGTTATCTCCTAGTGACGGCAGCTGTACTCCGCGAGACATCCTTAGTGGAGTCAGCGGCCTTCCAGTCGGCTTCCGTCACAAAAATTGCTGCTAGCGAAAGCGACCCAGACGATGCAACAACCCCTACAACCAATGAAAGCGAGGCCGCTGTGACCACAGCCCCCGAAACTCCTAACGAGGAAAAGACTGAGGAAGCGGCTGCACCGGTAGAAGCAGCTCGCAAAATCATCCGACCTTCAGTACTAGATAGCCAAACAGTTCGCAGCCCAATTATTAACATGGGTTCATATACAGAGCACAAAATTAAAGCTGCTCTAGGTAATGAAGACTCAAAGCTATATGTAACAGCCGCAGATGACAGCTTCACAACTAACCCAGCTTTTAAGCCAGTTCAGTATCTATCAGAGTTTGTAACTAACACACGCTTTGGTACACCTGCTATTGACGCTTGCTCACAAGGCGTACTACCACCTAACGGTATGACGATTTCAGTACCTTCTTTGGTGACCTCAGCCGGTGGTCAAGCAGGCGAAGCTCCAGAAGTTACAGTAGAAGCAGAAGCAGGCGCAGTACAAAATACAGGCATGGTTACTCAGTACCTATCAGGTACAGTAAACAAGTACTCAGGTATGAACACTATTAGCGTTGAACTTCTAGAACGTTCAGATCCGAACTTCTATGCTGAACTTTCAACACAGCTACAAAATGCTTACTTAAAGACTATTGACACAACAGTATTAAACGCGCTAATTACAGCTGGACAGCAAGGCGCAACTCAGGCCGCTACATCCGCAGGCATTATCGGATACGCATCCGATGCAGCCCGTAAGGTGTACGAAGCTACAGGTTATTTTGCTAGTAACTACATCGCCAACGGATCACAATGGCAGCTCCTTCTCGGTGCTACAGACTCAACAGGCCGACCAATTTACTCAGCTTCCCAACCAATGAACGCAGGCGGTCTAACACAGCCTGGTTCAATTCGTGGCAACGTGCTTGGACTTGATCTCTATGTAGATAAGAACTTCACAGCTACTACAACTATTGACGACTCAGCTGTGATCCTTGCACCTGAGGCCTTTACCGTATACCGCAGCCCACAGGCTTATATGTCTGTAAACGTGGTATCAAATCTTCAAGTACAGGTTGCAATTTATGGCTACATGGCAACAATCGCCAAGATGCCTAACGGAATTGTTCGCTTTAACCTAACCTGATCCATCCCCTAATAGTCGGTGTGTGACTAGCCCTTTCACACACCGACCCCCTTAGAAAGGAGTACAACGTGGCCGCTAGTTATGTAACTATGGCTGAACTAAGGACAAACCTTGGTATAGGCAGTTTGTACTCCGATGCAACCGTTGAGGAGTGTTGCCAGGCCGCAGAGGATCAGATCAACGCCTTCTTGTGGTTTGATTTTGCGCCGGTGGTGGGAACTTCACTTACTTCAAACGTTGCGACCGTAGTGCTTGCTAGCCCTGGCTTATTTACAGTTGGGGAAACAGTAGCCATAGCTGGGGCTGGCAGCACTTTTAACGGCAGTTACACAATTACCGGCACACTTCCCTGGAGTACTGGCTCGGTAGCAAGTATTAGTACATATATGTACAGCTGGTATAACAGCGCTTACCCAAATGGTTTAAGCGTTATTCAATATGCTAAAACAGCGGCTAACCAAAACTTTAGGCGTGTAGTACCTACCGGTAGCGCAACTGGAGCAGATACTAAAACTACAGCTTATGCTTCCAATGCAAATGTTAGAGAAGCAGCGATGATTATGGCTGTAGATATTTGGCAAGCTAGGCAGGTCAGTCAAACCGGCGGTAGCACTACAGATCCTTTTAGTCCTAGCCCTTACCGTATGGGTAACACAATGATCGGCAAGATCCGTGGCCTATTAGCGCCTTGGATGAGTCCTAACACGATGGTCGGCTAATGCCAGCTGCGATAACCACCCTGCGCGCCACACTAGCTAGCACACTAGCTAATCCTGGAGTTTGGCAAACTTTCAGTTACCCGCCAAGTACCGTGTTAGCCAATTCAGTTATTGTGGCCCCTGCCGATGGCGATTACATCATGCCAGCGAGTAGCCATAACGCGGTAAATCTTGCACCGCTTGCTAACTTTAAAATCGTTTGTACGACCGTTGCCTACGACAACCAAGGCAATTTAAACGCCTTAGAGGAGTTTATGGTGGCGGTATATAACAAACTAGAAAACGCGGCTTTTCCAATAAACATAGGCAACGTTACTGCGCCGGTGGTATTTACCGGACAAAGTGGGGAACTTCTCAGTTTTACGATCAACATCTCAACACTAACGACATGGAGCTAACAATGGCAGACAAATATCCAACCGATGCAGATATAGAGGTATTAAAAAAACTCGGTCTGCCAGTACCAGGGGCTACAACTACTAAGAAGGATGAGGAATAAACAATGGCAATTTATCTAGATAATAACGTTGGCCTGAAAATTGCCACCGTTGATCTTTCAGCTTATGTAACAAGCATTACGCTTACACAAACTTTTGATGAAGTTGAGACAACTGCTATGTCTACTAGTTCTAGCGCTTCTCACACCTTCGCCAAGGGTTTAGAGTCAAGTACTTTGGCTGTGGACTTTCTTAATGACTGGGCCGCTTCTCAGGTGCAGGCAACTCTACAAGCTGCTTACGGCACAACCGTTACAGCTTTGATCGTGCCTACAAAGGGTGCAACTACAACTATCAGCGCCACAAATCCTTTGTATACGGTTTCTATCTTGGTCAATAATTTAACCCCAGTCGGTGCCCCTGGCACACCTGGAGACTACGCACGTAGCTCAATGACCTTTACCTGTAACTCGGCGGTTACCTACGCAACTACTGGGACTTGGTAGGTATAAATAATGGCACGGCTAAAGATCACAAGGGCTACCGGCGAAACTATTGTAAGTATTACGCCGGTGGTTGAAGTCGCGTTTGAGAAGTACGCAGGGCAGGGCCTATACAAGCAGCTACGCGAGCACGAAAAAAATAGCGACTTGTACTGGCTCGCCCACAATGCACTAATGCGTACAGAGGTTATCCCGCCGTTTGGCGATGATTTTCTTAAAGATTTAATCTCAGTAGAAGTCTTAGAGGATGAAGGCCCAAAAGGGTAGACCGGAACTCTTTTACTTACTTGGTGGCTAGCTTGGCCGTTGAGTTAAAAATTAGTCCGGATGAAGTTTTAGCTATGGATGAACTTATGTTTAAAGCCGTACTACAGGTTTTAAGCGATAGAGCAAGGGAGCGTGAACGTGCCAGTAAACATCGCGGGATACGCCGACACGCTTAAGGCTATGAAAAATTTTGATGAAGATTTATATAAGGGTATGAACAAACAGATTAAAGCTGTGATGATCCCTATACGCGATAAGGCTAGAGGCTATGCACCGCCTAATGGTCAGATGCTTAGTAACTGGACTAGCAAACTTGCCTTTGGCCCGCAAACGACAAAATACTCACCTTTTCCAAAATATGACCAAGCCGAAACTCAAAAGGGTATTGTCTACAAACCTGGACAAAATAAACGCACTAAGGGCACAGCTTTTAACGTTAGTTATTACGTAGCTAACCGCAGCGCAGGTGGGGCTATTTATGAAACCGCAGGCCGTAAATCAGGTTTGGGTGGTCGGCCTACGACACACCTAGCACGTGTAAAGGGCGGCGGGAAGTTTACTCAGAGCGGTACAAAAGTTGATAACAATAGCCTCAACCCAAATGCAGGCCGTCAGCTCATGGCTCCGATGGGGCCTTTGGTGGGTACTACAAATGAATTATCTCGCAGCACTAAAACTGCTAATACAGGCCGATTAATTTTTAGGGCCTGGGCAGAGGATCAAGGTCGCGTAACTCATGCTGTAAACCTGGCTATAAATGTAGCTGTAAATACTTTTAATGCTACTAACACAGTTGATAAATATACGTTGGCGGCATAATGGCATCCTTAATAGTCTCCGCGATCGCCAAGTGGAACGGCGCCGCCCTTAAAAAAGGTCAAAAGGATTTAACCGCTTTTCAGAAAACTACCCTTGGTTTAGCCAAAGCCTTTGCCGCTACCTTTGCAGCTCAGAAGATTTACGCCTTTGGTAAGGCTAGCGTTAAGGCATTTATGGCAGATGAAAAAGCCGCCAAGTCTTTATCTATAGCTTTAAAAAATACCGGCAACGGATTTGCCACTATTGCCACCGAAGGTTTTATATCTCGGATGCAGCAAACCTACAAAGTATTAGATGATGAGCTGCGCCCCGCTTTTCAGACTTTACTAACTGCTACTGGATCAGTAACCGAAAGCCAAAAGGCTTTAGAGCTTGCACTTTCAATATCAGCTGGTACAGGCAAAGATTTAGGCGCGGTGTCAATGGCTTTGGCCAAAGGCTTCTCAGGGCAGACCACAGCGTTAAGTCGCCTTGGTGCAGGTTTATCTAAGGCAACAATAGCCAGCGGCGATATGTCCAAGATTATGGCTGAGTTAAACTCCAAGTTTGCAGGCCAAGCGTTAGAGGCTACAAAGACTTACACAGGTCAGATGAACGCTTTAACAGTTGCCTCAGCTAACGCTAAAGAGGAAATCGGCAAAGGCTTATTAGACAGTATTGCTTTAATTGGTGGATCAGATGGCATACAGACTGCCACCGATAATATGGAAAATCTAGGAAAGGCTACAGGCGATACTATTTTCGCTATAGCTACTTTGATTAAAACTTTTAATGATAGTGGCATTAGTAAAATCTTTGGTCTTAGCGTGTTTGCTAATCTCAACAGGCTAAGCAAAATTGGTAGCGAGATGCGTGGATCAACCACCGGTAAGGGCGTTGCGTACTCGGCTACATCTCAGTACTTCACGGTAGAGACAGCCGAACGAGCCAAGTTAATTACCACAATAAAAAAGAATAACGCGGCTGAAATTGCTAAAAATAAACTTACTCAGGCCGAATTAGACGCTAAGAAAAAGCAAGGCGAGTTAGATGCCCTAAAAAAGAAGTTTGACGTAGACCGAATTAACTTAGAGACAGCCCTGCTTAACTCTAAAGATGATGCAGAAAAAGCTCGTATTCAAAGCCTGCTAACTATTATGGATGAGGATGCTAACTCAGCCGCTAAGCGCCTTGCTGAACTAGAAGATGCCAATGCAGCAAAGATTAAAGCTGAGCAGGCGGCGGCAGATACTTTGAAATACCTAGCCCAAGAAGCTGATAGAGCAGCCAAAGGCCTTGCCTCAATAGGTAACCCAAACGGTAATTATGCTTACACAGCCGCTAACCCATCTTTTACGTTTGGTGCTGGCAATATGCCAAGCCTGCCTAGCGATATGAGTAATGCAGGCGATATAAATGCACCGGTTGATTATGGTTACACAGCCGCTAACCCATCCTTTACCTACAGCCAACCGCTAGTACAAAATATAACTATAGAAGCGCCTAATGGCAGCGAAGAATATCTAACCGATGCGGTAAAGCGAGCTATGCAAAAGCTAAACCGCTACGGCGATAGCACCACGTTTGCAGGGGCTTTGTAATGGCTATCCCAGTTATTAACGTCATTATTAACTTCTCTACTGGCCCTAGCTTTGCTATGCCTATGGTCTTAGGTACAGGCGTATTAGGTACAAACGCCTTAGCCGATGCTGCAGTAGTAACAGCCGATGTATCAGATCAGGTAAGTGCTATCTCAATTAAGCGCGGCCGCTCGGCTGAGTCTGACCAATTCCAGACCGGCACACTTACTCTTAAAATTGTAGATGTAAATGGAGACTTCAACAGCCAGAACGTAACAGGGCCTTATTATGGACTTTTAAATCCAATGCGTAAGGTGCAAATAACAGCTACATATAACAGCGTTACCTATCCGATCTTCTCAGGCTTTATTACTAGCTATAACACCACTACGCCACAATTTACAGGCGATGTATCCTTTACAACTATTACGGCGGTAGATGCCTTTAGACTGGCTCAAAACGCTCAGATATCAACCGTTACCGATGCCACGGCAGGCCAGCTAAGCGGCACACGGATTAACAAAATACTAGATCAGATCGTTTGGCCTAACTCCCAGCGTTCAATAGATGCCGGTCAGACAACTATGCAGGCCGACCCTGGCACGGCTCGTACTTCACTAGCAGCTATGCAGACCGTAGAACTATCAGAGTATGGCGCGCTGTATGTAGATGCTTATGGAAACTTTGTATTTAAAGATCGCAAAACAGCCACGACTAGCGTAAATCAAACCGCCGTAGCCTTCACCGATGATGGCAGCGGCATAGCGTATAACAATGCTGTGTGGATATTTAACGATGCTCTGGTCTATAACAAGGCCGATATAACGCGTACAGGTGGCACTACTCAAAATGCCACTAATACTTCCAGCGTGGATAAATACTTTCTGCATAGCTATAACCAGCAAAATCTAATGATGGAAACCGACACGGTAGCCCTGGATTACGCCCGCGCTTACGTGGCTTCTAGGGCCGAAACCACCGTGCGTTGCGATGCGATTACCCTTGATTTATATACAGAAAATTACACAGCAGGCACTATCGCAGCTCTTAATCTAGATTACTTTGATCCGGTAACTATTACCACTACCCAGCCTGCAACTGTCGGTACTTCTACGCTTTCTAAGACTTTACAGGTATTTGGCGTGGCTATGGAGATAAAGCTAAACAGCTGGAAAGTTACTTTTACAACGTTAGAGCCGATAATTGACGGCCTAATTTTAAACAGTAATTTATACGCAATTTTAGGCACTTCAACGTTGAGCTATTAAGGAGATATAAATGGGAATAACAGGCTATCCATATGTTACAGGGGATATTTTAACTGCTGCGGATATGAACGTTTTAGTGCAGTTTGATGTTAAGACTGCACAAACCGCCGACTACACACCGGTACTAGCTGACGGCTATCAAACGCTAGTGCCTATGAACAAGGCAACGGCCGTAAACTTTACGATCCCTACAAACGCTAGCGTGGCTTATGCCACAGGCACGGTACTTAATATTTTAAATATAGGTGCAGGCGCAGTAACGATCAAAGCGGTTACTAGCGGTACTACTACGGTACTAAGTGCCGGTGCTACAGCTGCACAGCCAACCTTGGCCCAATACAAATCGGCCGCCTGTATTAAAACTGGTACTGATACCTGGTACATAGTCGGTGCAATAGCCTAATGCTAAACAATATTGCTGCCATTATGGGCGGTGGAGCAGCGGCGGTAGGTGATTACCAGTCTATTGCCACTACAACCGTAGGCTCTGGCGGGCAAGCCACCATATCTTTCACTAGCATACCTAGCACTTACAGCCACTTACAACTCCGCTTTATTGCTAAATGCACAGGCGCTAGAGACAATGTTTATATTTCATCTATAAGCGGAGATACTGGAACTAATTATGTTGGCCACTTCCTTTACGGTGATGGCGCTAGCGCTTCAGCTGCTTCTGCTGCCGCAAACACTTATGTTCAAATAGGCAAAGCACCAACAACTACTGATGTGGGCTGGGGCGTTGGCATTGTAGATATTTTAGATTATACAAATACTAATAAAAACAAAACTATTCGCGGTTTAACTGGTTATGATACTAACAGCACATTAGGGGTTGCTCAATTAAATTCCACATTATGGATAAATACGGGAACCATAACTAGTTTTAATCTAACAACTAACGGCAATTTTCCGCAATATTCTCAATTTGCTCTGTATGGGATTAAATAAATGGCTATAACTTACGAACCAATAGCAACTACAACATTGGCCAGCGCGGCTGCTAGTTATACCTTTAGCAGTATCCCTGGCACTTATACCGATTTAGTTTTAGTCGCAACTCCTTTATGCAGTACGGCTAGCAATTTTACTTTTCAATTTAATGGAGATACTGCTACAAATTATTCTGCTACAGGTGTGGCTGGTAATGGTTCATCTGCTGTATCTTGGAGACAAATTAGTTCAACAGTTCCGTATCTTGGTAATTATTCTTATACAGATACCACTTCATCTAGTAACATAATTTCAATTATGAATTATAGTAATTCCACAACTAACAAATCTTTTTTATGCAGGGCAAGCAATTCAAGTATAGCCGTTGAAGGAATTGTAGGGTTATGGCGCAGTACTGCTGCTATTACAAGTATTCTTGTTAAGTTTACAGGTGGAGCAAACTTTAACATTGGCTCAACCTTTACCTTATACGGAATTAAGGCGGCATAATGGCTAACACTTATGTAAAAATAGGCAGCACCGTAACTGTTGGCCTCGCTGGAGCAGCCACTATTGACTTTACTTCCATACCTGCAACTTATACCGATTTGGTAGTCAAATTAAGCACACGCGATACCGCCGTAACTGCCAATACTGGAGCAGCTAAAGTTACTTTTAATGGAACTGTTACTAGTTACACCAACAGATACTTAACAGGAAGTGGATCAGCAGCCGCGACCGGTAGCGCCGGTACAACTTTTATAGATGCTGGACTTGGTTCTCTTATGCCTACTACTGGAAATACTGCAAGCACTTTTTCTAATATAGAAATCTATATTCCTAATTATGCAGGCAGCACTAATAAATCATTATCGGTAGATGCGGTTGGAGAAAATAATGCAACCGCCGCATATGCTGGCTTTAATGCTGGATTACTATCCAATACTGCAGCGGTGGCTTCTATCTCAATTACTTCTACTACTTTATTTTCTCAATACTCAACAGCAACCCTTTACGGCATACTCAAAAACTAGGAGACAAAATGGCAGACACAAAGATCATCGTAAACTGCGAGACAGGCGAAGTTACAGAGCTGGAGCTAACAGCCGATGAAGTGGCTCAGCGCGCTAAAGATGCAGCCGACTACGCCAAGGCTAAAGCCGATGAGGATAAAGCGGCCGCTGATAAGGCAACTGCTAAGGCAGCCCTGCTAGCTAAACTTGGCATTACTGCCGATGAAGCAGCGCTACTGGCTTAATGGAGACTAGCTATAACGGCTGGCCAGCCTCAAAAGATGCTGCCGAGATCGGCATAAAATCGTATGCAATACGCGGTACAGATATTAAGATCAAGTGCGCCGCTGGCTGTGGGCCATTACTAGCTGAGTTTGCCGCGCAATTTCACGAGCTCATAGAGCCAATAGATACCGGTGGCCTAGATGACTGGGGCTACTGCTATCGGATGGTACGCGGCACTACCGACAAACTGAGTAACCACAGCTCAGGTACAGCGCTGGATCTAAATGCTACGCATCACCCACTAGGCAAGGCTGGCACTTTTCCACTAGAAAAAGTGCCAATGATCCAAGCGCTAGCTAAGAAGTACGGCTTAACTTGGGGCGGGGATTACCGAGGCCGTAAGGATGAAATGCACTTTGAAATGACTTTAAAACCTGAACAAGCTAGCAAGCTAATAACTAAGTTAGGACTCTAATGCCAAAATCCGCAGTATTTACAGTAACTACAACGGCTGCCGTAGTAGTAGCGGCCAACCGAGGCGACCAAATAGCCCACCTGCATAGCTCTAGCGGCACTTTATATATCGGTGGATCAGATTTAACCGTAGCTAACGGTTATCGCCTAGATAACGGCGATAAATTGACGGTAGAAATTGGAGACAACGAGGCCCTGTATGCCATGACTAGCTCAGGCACAACCAACCTTTATGTACTCAGTCAAGTCAACTAAGGGCACTTAGGAGATAAAAATGAAAGATCAACTAAAAGCTATGGCAGTAAGTTATGGCCGAGCAGCCGCCGCAGCCGTGGCAGCTCTATATATGGCAGGGGTAACAGACCCCCGCACCCTAGCTAACGCCTTCTTAGCAGCTCTAATCGGCCCAGCACTTAAAGCTATTGACCCTAAAGCTAAAGAGTTTGGCATAGGCAAGAAGTAATGAAGCGCCTGATAGGGGCGCTAGTTATCTCGCTGCTCCTATCAGGTTGCGGCTATCAAGGGTGGGTTAGATATCCGTGCCAAGAGTTTAAGAATTGGGAATTAGATGAGTGCAATACGCCACAATGTAAAACAACCGGCACGTGTACACAGGACATACTCGGTGAATATGCGCCCAAGAAGTAGGCGCTACTCCGCCGAAGATATTAAGGCACGGCTAATCCTTTTTATCGGCGTAACTCTTAGCCTGGTCTTTCTCGTAGTTACCTTTGGGATCGTTTACGCGCTGATCTTTGTAACTCAGCCAATAGGTGCGCAGGCACCTAATGACGCAGCTTTTATAGACCTGCTAAAAACTTTAGCGATCTTTTTAACTGGGTCACTAGGTGGTGTGCTAGCTAGTAATGGTTTAAAGGATAAAGAGACTAAACCTGAGGTAGAAGTTAAGCCGCCAACTCAAACTTTATAGTCTGGGTGGGGGTAAAAATCGTGTAACGCTGCAAGGTTTGCACCCGCCCTTATTTCAGACATAGGCCGCGTATCAACCCTTGGCCCACCCATCGGTGCGCCCAGCCAATGCTTATTATCATCCCAAAGCATTAACGCGGTTTGTGCAGCTTCTATAAATAAGTGCATATCTCGGCCGCGTAGATTTAATGTAAAAGTTACTTCTTGCCGGTTCATATTTACACCGACAAAGTTTGTAGTAACTATTAAAAGATCGCCTGGATTTATTACGCGATCATCTGCACCAAAACCAAACAGCTCTAACTTGCCCTGTAGTTGGGCCGTGCTTACGACATTAACCATCCCCATAGGCGCTTGCCTTGCTGCGGTCATAACGATCCCCTTAAAAATCGTCTGCGTGTCGTATTGCAAATGTCATAGGGTAGCCCTAGTCTTTTGATACAAGTAAATACAACCACGTCAAACGTAACTGTGTCTAGGGTCACAGCGGGGTGATAATAATTATCACTTCTCTGATTTGTCACATTATGTTAAGTAGATTTGAGCGTAAACTCACCTACTTAACTTAACATAACTAGCCCTTACCAGTTACTTAGACCATAACACTAAGGGGCTAAGCAGATGGGCATAAAGGATCAGTTTGGATGGCTTTTAATCTATTTAAGTGCCAGCACTATTATTTTTTACACACTTGGTTACAGAGCAGGCAAAAGGGATGGCCATAAGCAGGGGCGATCTGTAGGTATTCGCATAGGTGAGCGCCGCGCTATTGAGCGGGTGAGCAAATGATTAAGTCTGCTCCCACCGGTACTTACTGCAACGACTGTAAGGCAGAGTTTGGCAACTTTTGCACAAAGACACAGACTTGGCAATTTAGCGATAAATGTGTACCCATTGCCACGATCATTACGGTATCAAAGACTATTAGAGCAAAAGGTGCCACTAGGGCCTACTGCAACTACCACAAACGACAGGCCGAAACTTGGCCCGATGGTAACGGTGGTTTTATTACTTGGCCGCTAGAGGCACAGCTAGAAGCTGCTATGGAAGCAGAATTGCGGGTGCTTGCCAATGTTTGATTTACAGGATTATGAAACTATCGCACAGCGCATCAAGCGTTTTAGGACTGAGTTTATTAGCGGTCGTATTGAGACCAGCATTATTGACGTTGATCTAACTAAGGGTCATATCTTGGTCGAAGCGCGGGTCTATCGTGAACACGAGGACACTTCCCCAGCCGCCGTTGATTACGCCTATGGCAACCAGGCTTTCTATAACCAAAATATGAAGC